ATGGACTTACAAGCTGTTCAGGTTATTGACCTAGTACCTTACAAAGGTGCAGATGGTGAAGAACTATTAGCGGATGGCGAGGAGTTCTGATGACAGAAGAAATTCAAACAGAAGGACAGAAGCCCTATATAACTATTGATGATGTTCAAATATATATTGAAGACCTGCCCGAAGAAGGACAGCAAATCTTTAGTAGATTACAAAGACTGAATCAAAAGAAAGCTGTACAAACATTAGACCTTGAGGAAACTCAAGCGGCTATTGGTTTCTTTTCTAATAAAATAGTAGAGATTGTCAATGCTGATGCAAGTACTGCAGTAGAAGTAGAGTCTGAAACTAAGACATTAGAAGACGATTCTTAAATTAAACTTTAAAGCTAGGTTGGGTTATCTCCGTTTCCTATCCTAGCTTTTTTTATGGAGATAGAATGGAACAAGAAAAAACTAAGTTTGTTAAACACAGATTACCATGTCCTAAATGTGGAAGCTCTGATGCTGTTTCAATGAATGCTGATAAGTCAGCTTACTGTTTCAGTTGTTCAACATTCTTTACAGATTATGAAACTGCAAGTGAGGGTAAAATTGTGGACACTACACCAAAACCAACAAACACATTCTTAGATTCTTATACCGGAATCTATAGTGAATTAAATGATAGAGGTATCTCAGAAAAAACTGCTAAGAAATTTGGAGTAAGAGTTGTTAAAAATAATAATGGCGAAGTTACTCAACATATCTATCCATACTTTAATGGTAATGAAATTACAATAACTAAAACAAGATTCGTTGCAGATAAAAACTTTGCAACAAAAGGTACATACGAAGGTACAGGACTATTTGGTGAGCAACTCTATAGAAATACTGGTGGTAAGTTTTTAACTATAACCGAAGGTGAATGTGATGCTATGGCAGTTGATGAACTCTTTCAAGGCAAGTGGGCAGTTGTCTCATTAAAACGAGGAGCTGCAGGTGCAGTAAAAGATATACGAGAAAGCATTGAGTTTGTTGAAAGCTTTGATAATGTAGTACTTTGCTTCGATAATGATAAGGCAGGAAGAGAAGCATCTAGACAAGTGGCTAGACTTTTAAAACCCGGAAAGGTTAGAATCATGAGCTTTCCTAATGGTTATAAAGATGCTAATGACATGCTCAATCAAAAAGATTTTCAAGGCTTTACTAAAGCATGGTGGGAATCTAAGACTTACACTCCCTCTGGTATCATGGAGTTATCTAGTCAGAAAAACGAATGGTTAAATAGAGAAGTAAAAGAAAGTATTTCTTATCCTTGGGAAGGTCTAAATAAAAAACTATATGGTATGAGACGAGGAGAGTTAGTTACGTTAACTGGTGGTACTGGACTCGGTAAGTCTTCGGTGACTAGAGAGTTAGAACATTGGTTAATTAAAACTACTAAGGATAACGTAGGCATCATTGCCCTTGAAGAAAACTGGATGCGAACTGCTGATGGTTTAATATCTATTGAAGCTAATGACCGAATATATTTAAATGAGAAAAGAGATAACTATACCGAAGAAGAACTTAATACTTTGTTTGATAAGGTAATAGAAAAAGATAGAGTATTTATTCATTCACACTTAGGAGCAACTGACATTGATGAAATCTTTGCCAAGCTTCGCTATATGATTATTGGTTGTGAATGTAAATGGGTAGTCGTTGACCACTTACATATGCTAGTCAATGTCTTATCCGAAGGTGATGAACGTAGAGGTATTGATTCTTTGATGAATAAACTTCGTAGTTTAGTTGAAGAAACTAATGTAGGTATGATACTTGTCTCTCACTTACGTAGAGCTGCAGGAGAGAAAGGACACGAACAAGGTATTGAGGTATCACTCTCGCACTTAAAAGGCTCACAAGGTATCTCTCAGCTGTCTGATTGTGTGATTGCTCTTGAGAGAAACCAACAAGCTAAAGACCCTGACGAAGCAAATAAAACTAAAGTAAGAGTTTTAAAATCAAGGTACACTGGTGATACTGGACTAGCTTGTGCATTAAGGTATGATAGTGATACTGGTAGATTACATGAATTAACAGAGGAGGAAACATTCGATAATGAAGAGATTGATTTTTGACATAGAAGCAGATGGACTTACTCCAACTAAAGTTTGGTGTATTGTTGCTAAAGATTTAGATAGCAATACTATTTATGAGTATGGTCCGGATGAATTAGAAGAAGGTATAAAGCTATTAAGAAATGCCGAGGTACTAGCAGGTCATAATATTATTGGCTATGATATTCCAGTACTTGAAAGACTTTACCGAATTAAATTGACTACTAATGTAATTGATACTTTAGTTATGTCTAGATTATTTCAACCAGTTAGAGAGAATGGGCACAGTTTAAAAACTTGGGGCTATCGTATCGGTGTTCATAAACAGGAACAACCTGATGACTTTGATAGTTATACTCCAGAAATGCTTAGTTATTGTAAACAGGATGTATTATTAAATGAACAAGTTTATCTTAAACTTTTAGAAGAGGGTAAGAATTTTAGTCAAGAGTCTGTAGATTTAGAAACAAACGTAGCTAAGATTATGTATGAACAAGAACAAACTGGATTCTTATTTGATATTGAAAAAGCTAGTAAGCTGTTAGCTGAACTAAAAACTAGAATGGTAGAAGTAGAAGATGAAGTGCAAGTTACTTTTAAACCAAAATGGGTGGATGAAAAGTTAGTTACTCCTTACATAAAGAAAGATGGTGAATTATCTAAACGAGGATTAACTGATGAAGAATATGATAACTGTATTAAGACTCAAAATGTAGAACCATTTATGAGAAAGAAACTACAAGACTTTAATCTTGGTAGTCGTAAACAAATAGGTGAATACTTAGTAGACTTTGGATGGCAACCAGAAAGATTTACTCCAACTGGACAACCAATAGTAGATGAAGGCACACTTAAAAAGATAAATCACATACACGAAGCTCGGCTCATTGCTGAGTTTTTATTATTACAAAAACGTATAGCTCAAATATCTTCTTGGATAGATGAATTAAAAGGCGAGAGAGTTCATGGTAAAGTAATACCTAATGGTACTATTACTGGTCGAATGACTCATAGGAATCCTAACATGGCTCAAGTACCTAGTGTAACTAGTCCCTATGGTAAAGAATGTAGGTCTTGTTGGATTGTCCCAGAAGGTTACAAGTTAGTAGGCATAGATGCTAGTGGTCTTGAGTTAAGAATGTTAGCTCATTACATGGATGACAAAGATTATATTAATGAAATATTACATGGTGATATTCATACTACTAATCAAAAACTAGCAGGACTGGATACTAGAGATAAAGCTAAAACTTTTATTTATGCTCTTATCTATGGTGCAGGTGATGCTAAACTAGGTAAGATTGTTAATGCTAGTAAGAAAGAAGGTACAGAGCTACGTAGAAGATTCTTAACTAACTTACCGGCACTTGATACTTTAACTAATAAAGTTAGACAGGCTTCACAACGAGGTTATTTAAAAGGTCTTGATGGTCGTAAGATTTTTGTTAGAAGCGAACACTCAGCTTTAAATACTTTATTACAGGGTGGAGGTGCAATAGTAATGAAAAAAGCTATGGAGATTTTAGATACGTTAATTAAATTAAATACTTTTGATGCTAAGTTTGTAGCTAATATTCATGACGAATGGCAGATACAAGTTAAAGATAGTCAGGTCGAAGCTGTTGGTTCAGTAGGTGTTCAGTCTATTCATAGAGCAGGTGACCATTTTAAAATGCGATGTCCCTTAGATGGTGAGTATAAAATAGGAGAGAGTTGGTATGAAACTCACTAAAGTTTGTAGTAAATGTAATGTAGAAAAAGAACTTAATAAAGAAAATTTTTCACCTAGATATGGTAGAGAAAACAAATCTGGAAATGTATTTAGAACTTATTGTAGAGATTGTTATAATAAACTTACTAGAGGTAATCCTAAATATTTAAGAAAAGCTTTAATAAGACATGCTAAAAGGAGAGCTTTAGATAAAGGATTAGAGTTTGATTTAAAATCAGAAGACTTAACTTATCCTGATGTTTGCCCTGTGTTAGGAATAAAATTAAAACATGGTGCAGGTAAAGGTAAAGATAGAGAAAATTCTCCATCGCTAGATAGAGTTGATAACAACGTTGGTTATATACCTAGCAATGTAATTGTTGTTTCAGTATTAGCTAATAGTATAAAAAATTCTGCAACTCCTGAACAAATACTACAAGTAGGTAATTTTTACAAAAAACTTTATAAAGAAAAAGGTATTAAAAATGAAACCTAAAAAAGAAGATAGAAAAAAGTTTGACCTTGACTTAGAATATGGGTCTATTAGAGAAGATA